GCATTTAGTTGTTGACAATGGTAACTTTAATGGTTATATTAGTTATATAAACAAAAAAACGTACTAGGATAACAAAATGGTAAAATTGAAGAAAATAAAAAATGCACAATGGCTTGGAAATGGCATGGGAACAGATAAAGCCCAGTGGTGCGTTAAAGGTGCAGAGCATATTATGGTCTATAATTTGGGTTGTGCTTGGATTGCGAAAAACACAAATGATAACAGTCAAATTTGCAGATCATGGGAAAAAGCAACTCTTTTGATAAAGTTGCAAAAGAAAGGAATAGTATAATGAAAACATACAAATTTGATAAAGATGGCTACAACTTGATTTGTGAAGTACATGGAAAAGCTGAAGATGCCAAAGGTTTTGTTTACAACAATAAAAAAGGTCTAAAGACATTTGTTGGAACAATTAAAAAAGAATGTGTTTACAGAGGGACAACTCTAAAGTGGACAATAGATAGTGTACCCCTTGAAACTGGTGATTGCCATGAAGACCACATTTTTTCTACACGTTTTCCCTTTGGTGATAGCACAATGTTTGATGCTTGTACTGATGTATATACTGAGTATTATAACAAGAATAGTGTGTATAATTAAAAGGGTCGTGGGTGCGAATAATAATGGTTACCTAAGCCATAGTTCGATTGCGGAGTGGCAAGTTCTTCTACGTTAGGGGTAGAAGTTGGAGGTAAAGTCCTCCCCCACATTTTTAAAAAGGATACAATATGAAAAACGTCATAAACTGGAATAAAAGTTCTGATGCAAGAGAAGAATTAGCACTTGGGTCAATCAATGGAAACTTGCGATATGTAAATCAAATGGACTTGTTAGCAAAACATCTTGAAAACGCACTTTCTGAACATGATCTGACACATCTATGTCTTTATCTTACAGATATGATTGAAAAAAAAGAATTGAAAAAAAAGTGAAATAAATTGATAAAAGGTGTTGACAAAGGTAAACAAAGTTATTATATTAGTAGTATAAAGAGAAACAAAAAACACTAGGATAATAAAATGACAACAGTAAATGACACAATTAAAGTAATGCAAGTAAAAGATAAATGGGTTGCAGTTGATACAAGTGAATATGCGATAATCAAAGGCAAAAGAGTAAATAAGCTGATAGCAAAAGCTGATACCCTTACAGAAGTTTTAGACTTAACTGGAGCATGGAAAAAAAATGAATACCCTCCACATTTGACGATTGCAAAAATGAGGGAAGCCTTTGCTAAGACACGAACATAAGAACACTTCTCCTAGTGTGAAACTTGGGGGGTCTAATGACCCCCTTTTTTTTAATCTATGATTTCATCTTCTGGTGTGACGTAAAGAGTAACACATCTGCAATTAATGACATTTGCCGCACCCCCTTTTGGGTCACCAGTATAACTCATGCGATAGTTGATCCCTTTATGTGGAACGACAAAATCCTCATCAAGAGCCACCATGGTTCCATTCATAGCTCTATGCCATTCCCTTGTTCTATTGTCATTTGAAGAAACCCATCTTTTCATTTGATTGGGGATACCAAGAGAAGCATTTACCTGATTGTTTGCGTATGATGCGGCAGTATGTGTTTCTGTTCTGGCAATCACTGCTGATCTGTAAAGACTGAAACTTCCTGCCATATTATCTCTAACTTGCCTTGCTATTGCCCTGACACCAAGACCATCTGCTTCCGCATTTAGGATTGTGTTTCGTATAAGACGCATTGTTGTGTTTGTTATGTTTGTAATTCTGGTAAAGCCAATAGTCTGCATAAACTGCCTTATAAGTATTTCAAACTGACTTTCCTGTTTTCTATTCTGCAAGATACGCAAGCCAAACTGGTCAATGACTGATCTGTAATGCCCTTGCAAAACTTCCGTTGTCTCTTGCGTTGCAAACCTTTCAAGACCAACTGTTTGTTGTGTTGTTTGATATTCCTGTTCTGCCCTCTTACCTATATCATTGAAAACTTTGAGCATTTGTCTCCTCAGTCTTCGCTCAAAATTTATCCGCAATCTATTTTGTTCTATGAACTCTCGTCTTGCGGATATCTTGATTCCGTTCTGTTTTCTTTCTGTTTGTTTCATTCTGCTTTTCTATAAAATCTATCCAACCTTTTGTCATATCAAAACAATAGAACTCTTCGCAATACTTGCATCTTTGTTTATTTTTTTCAACAGTCATTGAGTGACCGCAGATAGCACAAATATTTGACTGCAAAGAAAGCCTAGTCTTTGGAACTCAGAGGGTGATCTCTTGGCAATAAATCAAGATCAAACTTGCCACTTCTAAACCTTCCTGACCTAACTGCAAAAAGAAAAGCATTGACCCTTGCAAGACCCCATTGGTCTGGACCCATAACTGTTGGTCTGACACTTTCTGGATTTGTGCGATATGCACCAACACCCCTTCGAAAAACAGCCTCTAACATTCTCTGGGTTACTCTTTTCCCTTTTTTATCACCATGTTTGTCGTTATGTTCTTTAACTTTGCCCTCAATTGCTTTCCTAATCTTTTCAGATACTTTTGCCTTCGTACTGTCAATACTTTTGGTTTTGTCTCTTTCTGCGTCAAGTTGCTTAACCTTTCCCTCTGACCATGTTTTTCCTGCATCACCACCCCACAAAGCCCAAGCGATTCGCCCTGCTGATGGATAGCCTTCTTCTCCTCTGCGGAAACCTTCTGCTTCCTTATCTACCTCATGCCTTGCAAAAAAACTTTTCATTCTTCTGACTGTTGATGGACTGAGCCTATCTTTGTTTACAAGTTGCCTTGCTCTAGCAACACCAACCGCAGTTCCACCACGACCAAACTCTCTTCGCCACTCAAGACCCCTTTGTGCCTCCTCTGCCATTTCATTTGTGGGTGTTGTTTCAACATCACTCTCAGCTTTGTTTTGACCAGTAATTCTCAAATAAATTGCATGACTTGAACATGGCATATAAAAGTTTCCATCTGGACCTCTCACTGTATGCGTTCCACTGCAACCAAGCTCTCTTGCTCTTTCTGCGGCTTGTGGTTGCCTATCAAATACATCTCTACCAGTACCGTATCTTGGGTCTTTCCTCACTGGTGTGACTTGAAACTCTGGGTCTGCGGTATGATACTTGGGTGTCTCTAATGTATCCCCTGTCAAACGCTCATAATCCTCATGTGATTCACAAGGCATATAAACAATCCCATCTTCTGTTTCATGGGAGTGAGTGCCAATACAACCAATCTGATCAGCCCTTACTTGGGCTTCCTCCTCAGTGCTGAAAACATCTTTTGCAATTTCTTCTTTAGATTCTTCAAAAAATTCTTCAAATCCATACACCCCCTTTCCATCTTCTTCTGCATCAGAACCTTCCGCAGGAGCTACTTCTGTTGAGCCAAGAGGAAATAAGTTTGCAGATATAAACACATCATCGCCCCCTGTTATTGGTTCTAATCCAATTCTTTCCCTTGCTTCATTTCTGCTAATGATTCCTTCTCTTACTGCCTGTACAACATTTTCATAAGTCCTACGCCTTCTTTCAGTCATTGCAGGAATACTATCAAAATCATATTTTAAAATGATATCCTCGCCATATGACTTTGTGAGCCATTCATTCATATCTGACTCCACCCTTTTTGCGATAGGGATAATTGTTTCTTCATACAGAGCTAATCTTGCCTCTTGCACGTTGGCATATGTTTGTGCATCAGGAATACCAATCAACTGACTTGGAACACCAAAACAAAGTGCAATATCTTTTGCCGCAATATTTTTCTGTTGCAAGAAATCCATATCCTTTGGGCTAAGACCCATTTCACGCCAATCAAAATCACCCTCAAGCAATACTGGTCTGCCTGCGTTTTGTGGACCACTAAACCTTGATCGCAAATCTTCATTTAACTGTTGCCTTTGACCATCTGTAAGTTGTAGCGGCACACCTCTGTCATCTTGCGGTTTGAATATAATTGCTCCAGATGGTCTTGCACCATTGTTCAACAAACTGATGTTGTGTTTGTTTATTGCATTGTGATTATCAATATCTACTGCCGCCGCACTTAGAGGGCTACAACCGTAAAAGTCATCAAGAGGATTCCACATTTTGATGTGCTTTAAATCTGACTCTCCTGTAAGCGGATCAGCTTCATAATACTTGAGAATCTTGCCATCAACAATGTAGGCGTATGCTTTTGGTGTGGAGGTCTTGCTAGGCTCTATTTTTATCCTATCTGGGCGTAAAAGATAAAGTTCTCTAGGAAGACCACCCACATCTGACTTTATAGCATAACTATTCCCAGATAAAAGTAGATAACTGTATAAAGATTGAAAAAACTCAACCCCTGCTTGCATTGGATTTGGTCTATTCAAAAGAGTAAGTATGGGGTGTTCTTCTAATTCAATATCACCTTGAAACGCTCTCCAACCTATTGATGCCGCACCATGAGCAATTTCATTGACACACCTGTAAACTATTGCGTTCTGCTTGTACCCTTCTTCTGCATAACTTTGAT